AATCAAAGGCTCGAGCGATCAGAGCGCGCCATTGTGGAAACCTCCGCGCAGAGTCAAAGGTCATGGGGTCGGCATCATCGGCATCGGCGGCAACGTGGCGAAAGACATACTTTTCGGTCGACTCAAGCAGACCGACGTCGGGCCGAGATACGTTCACTTCCCCGAGGGGCGCGGATTCGACGAGGCTTACTTCGCGCAGTTCAGAGCGGAAGAAAAGCGCACCAAGTACGTCCGCGGTTTTCCCGTCTTCGAGTGGAAGAAAGTCGCCGAGCGCAACGAGGCAATCGATTTGTGGGCATACAACATCGCCGCGATTGAATCGATGCGGCTCAACCTCAATCGGGAGCGGGGCAGCGTTGAAAAGCAGACCGAGGCAAAGCCGAAACCGGACTCGCGTGAGTATCTACTGCAACCCGCCAAACCTAAAAAGCAACCCGTCAAAAATAGACCGAGACGTCAAGGCGGCGGATTTGCCCAAAGTTGGCGTTGAGTTTTCCCGCTACCATTGCCGCAAAGTTAAATGGCGGCGGCTATACCGACGAAAGAACCGGAATGCCTCGTTGCTGGTGACACTTGGAAGTGGGAGCGGAGTCTGTCGGATTATCTGGCAAGCGACTCATGGTCGTTGACCTACTACCTCCGAAAGTCCGGCTCGAGCGCAATCACGATAACATCAAGCGCGAGCGACGACGCGCATCTCGTGACGGTTGCCGCGGCGACGACCGCCGCATATACACCCGGCACTTGGGATTTTCGCGGATACGTCACAAAGTCGACCGAGCGCTTCGAGGTCTTCAACGGAGTTCTCGAGATCGAGACGAACCCGGCGACCGCGGCGTCTAGTTACGATCCGCGAACCCACGCCGAGAAAGTTCTCGATTCGATCGAGGCAGTTCTCGAGTCCCGCGCGACCAAAGAGGTCTTGTCGTTCTCGGTCGAGGGCAACTCGCTTTCGAGCTACCCGCACGAGCAGTTGCTTGTCTTGCGCTCTCGCTACCGCATCGAGGTCGAGCGGGAGAAAGCGGTCGAGCGACTCAAGGTCGGACGCGCCTCCGGTCGTCGCATCTTGACTAGATTTCAATGATGAACTTTTTCACCCGGCTCGCCGACCGTTTCGGTTTTCAGCCCAAGACCGCCAAGCGCAATTTTGCGGCGGCAAAAATCAACCGACTCACAAACGATTGGGCGACCGTAATATCAAGCGGCGACGCCGAGATCAAAGGCGACCTCAAGACTCTCCGAGCGCGCGCCCGAGAACTCGAGCGGAACAACGACTACGCTCGCCGCTATTTCAAGGCGTTAGAGAACAACGTGCTTGGCTCGACCGGGATCAAGTTACAAATGAAGTCCCGCGATTTCTCGGGCAATCTCGACCAGCAAGCGAACAAAAAGATCGAGGGCGCGTTTGGTGATTGGGGCAGCAAAGAAAGTTGTTGCGTCGACGGATGCACAACTTGGATTGACGTGCAACGTCTGGCACTCCGATCAATGGCTCGAGACGGATCGGTCTTGATTCGGTTCGTCCGCGGTTACGCGAACCCCTACAAGCTCGCGTTGCAGATCATCGAGGCGGATCATCTCGATCACGATTACAATGACAAGACCGCCGACGGTCAAATTCGGTTTGGCGTCGAGACGGACAAATTCGGCAAGCCGGTTGCTTACCATGTTCTGCAACGGCATCCCGGCGACACTCATGTCTTGGGCTACTCCGCAAACAAGCGCGAGCGCATCCCGGCAAGTGAGGTCTTGCACTTGTTCGTCAAAGATCGACCCGGTCAAACTCAAGGCGTGCCTTGGCTTGCAAGCTCGATCACCGGCTTGCGAATGCTTGAGGGATACCGCGAAGCGGAACTTGTGGCGGCAAGAGTCTCCGCGAGCAAGATGGGATTTTACACGGAGACCAGTCCCGACGGATATGTCTCGAGCGAAGACGCCGACGGCAATCTTGTTTACGAGGCTGAACCGGGATCGTTCGAGCGTTTGCCGATGGGAATGGATTTCAAAGCGGTCGACTTCCAACATCCGAACGGCGCGTTTGGCGACTTTAACAAAGCAGTCTTGCGTGGTGTCGCCTCGGGTCTCGGAGTGAGCTATAACACATTAGCGAACGATCTGGAAAATGTCAACTACTCGTCGATCCGCGCCGGTCTCTTGGACGAACGCGAAGAATACAAGACGCACCAGAATTTTATTATCGATCATCTTTGTCGCCCGGTCTTTTTCGCGTGGCTCGAGCAAGCACTCTTGACCGATGCGCTCAAGCTACCCGCCGAGAAGATGGACAAGTTCAACGCGGCAGAGTTCCGCGGACGACGCTGGCAATGGGTCGATCCGCTCAAAGACGTTCAAGCCAACATCACCAGCATCGAGTCAGGTCTCAAATCCCGGCGGCAAGTGGTCGCCGAGATGGGTGGAGACTTCGAGGATGTCATTGATGAGCTTGCGGAAGATCAAAGTCTGATCGAGGCCGCGGGCATAGTCTTGGGAGACGCGCCGATCGTTGAGGCAACCGACGAGCCGGACGACGACGAACAACCAAGCAGCAAGCCGACCAAAGCAAAAGCGGGCAAGCCAGCAACCGACGAAGCACCGGGGAACTTGGCAGTCGCCGCCGATGCCGGGTTGAACGGGGCGCAGATTCAAGCCGCCTTGTCGGTCATCGAGCAGATCGTGAGCGGACTAATGCCCGCCGCCGCCGGGGTCGAGTTGCTTGTCTCTCTCGGGTTGGACGATGCGACCGTCGCCAAGATGATGGCAGCGATCAAGACTTTCAAACCAAAGCCAACCGCTACCAATGAACAAAAACAAAATGGCGAAAAATCTGCCGACTAGCAAAACGCAACAACGATCGGTCGAACTCGATCGGTCTGCGATCAACGAAGACGAGCGAACCGTCGAGCTTGCTTTCTCATCCGAGGAACCCGTCGAGCGTTCATTCGGGCGCGAGGTACTCGACCACGATCCCAAGAGCGTCAACCTCGAGAGGCTCAACTCTGGATCGCCTTTGCTTCTCGAACACGACCGTACCCAGCAGATAGGGGTCATAGAAAATGCCCGCATCGATCCCGACCGAGTGGGACGAGCGACGGTGCGATTCAGTAGGTCAGCACTTGGCCAAGAAATATTTCAAGACACTTTGGACGGGATTCGACGGATGACATCTGTCGGGTATCGGGTTGACGAGTTTGTCCAAGACGACGTCAATAACGGTGAACCGGAAGTTTACCGCGCAAAAAATTGGTCTCCACTCGAAGTCTCAATCGTAAGCATCCCGGCGGATACATCTGTCGGAGTCGCTCGCGGTGAAGATGAACCCGAAACGGAGCCGGAGCCACAAACGGAGCCGGAGCCACAACCCGCCGCGGAAGAACCCGAGGCAGAAAGATCACAAAATAATATCATGTCTGAAAAATCAGAAAAGACCATTGAGGTCAAAGCCGACAAGCGCGCCGAGAACATCGCCGCCATCGGTCGTCAGTTCAACGCCTCCGACGAAGCGTTGTCATTCATCGCCGAGGGCAAGTCCGCCGATCAGTTCAAAGACTACCTACTTGAGCAGAGAGCAAACGAGCCGGTCGCCGTTCCGTCCGAGGATCGCGAAATCGGATTGTCCGACAAAGAGGTCGAACAGTATTCATTGCAGCGCGCAATTCTCGCCGCCGCAAACGGCAGACCGCAAGAGGCGGGTCTGGAAATGGAAGCATCGCAAGCAGTCGCCAAGCGATTCGGTTCAACGCCAAAAGGCTTTTACGTCCCGGCGGATGTTGAACAGAGTTGGAAACGTGACTTGCAAGCCGACGCATCCGGCGCGGGTGCGAAACTCGTTCCGACCATCACCGACACCGACCTCATCACCGCATTGCGGAGCAAATTGGTCGTCGCGGATGCTGGCGCGCGTTTCTTGTCTGGCTTGCAAGGGACAATCAACATCCCAAAAGTCACAGCCGGAGCCGCCGCCGCGTTCGTGTCCGAGAACTCGGCAGTCGCCGAGCAGACGCAAACGATCGGCCAAGTCCAGATGACGCCAAACACTCTCGGCGCGTTCACCGACATCTCTCGCACTTTGTTGATTCAGAGCGCGATCGACGTCGAGAACATGGTGCGCGACGATCTGACCTCCGCAATCGCGGTGAAGTTGGACGACGTTGCCATCGAGGGCGGCGGAAGCAACGAGCCGAGCGGCATCTTGAATGATAGCGACGCCGCGACCGTGGCAATGGCAACGAACGGAGCAGTCCCGACGTTTGCCAAGATCATCGATCTCATCTCCGAGGTCGAAGCCGACAACGCATTAAGCGGGCCGGGTACATTCATCACGACGCCACAAATGCGCGCCAAGATGTTGGCGGTCGCCAAGCATTCAAACGGCGGCGACGGTTTCATCATGGATGCGTGGAATGAGTTTCTCGGTTATCGCGTACTCGCATCGAGCGGCGTGCCGAGTGATCTTACCAAAGGCTCATCGAGCGGCGTTTGTCATGCAATCATCTTTGGTTGCTTCCAAGAGTTGATCGTCGGCCAGTTTGGGCCGGGTCTCGACATATTGGTTGATCCATACACCGGATCGGCAGCGGGAACCGTCCGCGTTCGGGCATTACTCGACGTTGATGTTGCTGTTCGTCAAGGGCAGTCGTTCAGCTTCATAAAAGACGCGAAACTCTCGTAAGTCTTTGCGACTCGGGGGCGCGTGCCGGTTTCTTGGTTTGTCCGGCGCGCGTCCCATTTTAAAAAATGGCGGCATTGCTTAAACTGTACGTCGACACGGAGCGGAACAAACTCGTCAAGTCCGCCACGTCGACGCAAGAGGTCACGCTGCCGACGTTCTTTCAAGGCGACGTTGTGCCGATTGAGGTCACGTTACTTGAACCAAAGACGAGCGGCGGCATCTCTGACCCGTTCTCGATCGTCACCGATAGCTACACGGTCAAGATCGGGCTGACCACTCCGCACGCGACAAGCGGATCGGAGACGGTACATACTAATTCAAATTTAACCCAAAGCACAACCAACGTCCACGAGGGTACGTTGCTACTCAACGCGACCGCGGTCACGACTCTGCTCGCCACGGGAACAAGCGCGACGTGTCAACTCGAGATCGAGGCGCGCACCGCGTCGGGAACGTATTCGACCGAGTTGATGCGCGAGGTGACGGTCAAGGCGGACGGTCTCAAAACATCGACACCCGTCACGATCGGATCGGAAACATACCCGACGAGCGCGGAGGCGACCGCTACTTTCGCCGCTAAAGTTGGAAGCGCGGGCGATTCAATTACTCTCGTTTCTCCCGACGGCGCAAAAGGCATTATCATCTATTGCACAAATAACGGTGAGTTTATGACGGACAGTTTCAATTTTTGATGAAGCATTTTTTCTGCATATTGGCATTTGTTTTGACGCTTTGCATGGGCGAGGCGGCATCGCGGAAAGTGTTGCAAATCGACGTGTCGACCAACCCGAGCGACGGCGACACGCTTGTCATCAACGGATCGACGCGGACGTGGAAAACGAGCGTCGTGACCGCCTCGACTCAAATCGAGATCGCAGCGACCGCGGCACTCTCGAAAGAGAAACTCTTTCAGCACGTCGCGGCAAATCCGTTTTCGGGGCCGCTAATTTTGCAAAGCGTGGACGCCGACTCGATCAAACTAACAGCACAAGTCGACGGATCGTTGACATATTCGGCAAGCGGATCGTGGGAAACGTTTGCGCTTTCTACTCTGACGGTCACGAGCGCATACAACGTGCGGATGCCGATCACCGTCGAACCGGCGGCGACACGGATCACGATCGCGAACGACCTTGTCACCGCACTCGGATTAGCGACCGGGGCGTTTGGCACAACTGACGCGCACATGGCAAACTTTCCGAGCTTGACCGGATCGCAAACGGTGACAAGTAAAACATTGCAGACCGGCTACATCGATTCGCTCACCATCCGAAACGGGTCGACCGACGACAACACGTCAATCGAGACGACAGCTTATCAAGGTATTCATTTTTGGGATTGGAATAATCAAGACCGGGTTTATTCGATCCGACCAAACAACAACGGTTATCCGTCGGTCTTTTACACCTACGCGAGCGTAACCTCAAACACGGCGGTCGCGGCAAGCGACAACACTCTCTCGAACAACACCGACGCATTGCTCAACGTGGCGAGCGCGGACAATCGATATTTGCGGCTCGGCGCGGCCAACACCGCGACCGACGACTTGACGGTCAGCGGCGACGTCGAGTTTCAAGGCGAGACATACATTGTCAACGGTCAAGGCGGGACATTGACCGACGTGACCATTGCGACCGCAACCTCAATCGGCGGCACAATCGGATCGCTCACGGGTGGCAGTATCGCGGGAACAGCAATCGCGGGGTCGACATTCACCGCGGCATCAACGTTCAACAACTCGGGGCATTTATATTTTCAAAAACTCGACGTGACCTCGATCGGTAGCGGCGACGCGCGGCTCGATCCAAGCAACGCGACTTTCGTTCGGATTAGTTCGACGACAGGCAACTACACTCTGACCGGCATCTCTGGCGGCGCAGACGGTCGAATGATTTGGGTTTACAATTCGGGGGCTTATTCTCTGACGGTTTCGGAAGAAGACTCCGCCGAGACGACTGCCGCGAATCGGATCATAATTCCCGGCTCGGACACGACGAAAGCATCAAGCGCGAGCTACCCCAAAGGTGTCGCGCAATTCATCTATGATTCAAGCGAGAGTCGGTGGATTCTGTTAAACTGGCAAAACTAAAATTTGGAGAAATAAAAAATGGCAGCAATATCAATCAACGACGCATATACGACAGTCGCGGGAGCAACCTCAAGCGCGGTACTCGGGGCGAGTACGGTCAAGGCGGACAACCTCATCTTGGTCGCGCACAAGGCGAGTAAGACAGAGAACACCGGCACGGTTTATTTTATGAAGACCGGCGGCGCGGTGAGAATCCCGCTTGAACCGGGCGACGTGATGAGTCTCGTGTCACCGGGAGACGAAGAACTCACGCTTGACCAGTTCACTATTGAGAACGTGGACGCGGGCGACGGGGTTGGGTATTTGGCAATCGAGCATTCACCATACGACTAAGATGAGTTTCACACTCTACAAAAAAACAATAAGTGCTACCGGCACTACTACGGAAAACGAACCTGTCATCAAGTCGGACGGTGCCTCCTCCGATGTGATGCAATGGCTCTCCAATGACGAGAGCAGCAACATCACGATAAGCGAGGACGCAAGCAACAATCTGGATTTGGAGGTGTCGGGCGGTTATTTGCAGATTGGCCCAGCGAACTCAACTGCCGATTTGCGTCTATACAGAAATGACGCATCGATTGCTGACGGTAACGCAATCGGCGATGTGAATTTTGGCGGCGCAGACGCAGACAATGCGATAGCCGCTCGAATCCGCGCATTAGCTGACGGTGGAGATTGGACGGCTACCAGTTCACCAACACGACTTGAATTTGGCACAACCCCCGTTGGCAGCGAAACGATAGCTACTCGCCTCACCATCGACTCGGCTGGCAACATATCACTTCGCGGAAGCGGCACACCGGCCAACAAACTGGTTTTCAATGAAAATGAGCATATCAGTTGGGAAGGCGGGACTTCCACGGTAAAGGCGAAAGTTGGGTTTTCTAGTTCGGGCGATAAGGTGATTGTCCA